TTGGAGCAGCATTAGGGTCAGCCGGCCCGCCGGGGGTTGGCGTAAGACCGCCTTGAGAATTTGCCTGATACCCAGACGGCGGTTGTGCGGTCGCGGTTGCTTTTGCCCCCGCGATTGTGACTTGCTGACCAAACACCTCCGGTGACAGAGGAATATCCCGACCAGCCACCGGGGGCTGATATGTTGGGGCCAGCCTGATCGCCTTTTGATCTTCCAGTTGTCGCGCACGGTCTGTCGCCGCCTGCTGCTGGGCGATCTGCGCCATCGCCATTTGCGGCCCAAGGGCGCGGGTCACGTCGGGGTTGTTGATGCCCTGCAAGGCAGCAGCAATGCCTTCGTATCCGCCCATTTTTCCCGGCATGGGGCCGACGGAATCAGCCGCCGGCCGCGGGGCTTCCCGCATTTCCGTACCAGCCGCAAGAACCTTCGCCAAGTCCGTGCCATAGCGTTCCTCGCGGGCTTCGGTTTTCTTCACGAGGTCGTCTTGCCCCTTGAGCGCACGGCCCTGCAAATAGCCCGCAATTCCGCCCTGCAACCCCTTGGCGAGAGCCGCAGCCCCGGAGGGGGGCGCTTCGACGCCCGCATAGCTGAATTTCTGATCGGGCTGGAAAGCCTGCTGTTGCAAAATCTCGGCAAGCCGTTGCTGGCGCGAGAGCGCCTGTTGCTCGCGCGCGGCCGAATTGTCGATAAACGTCTGTGCTACGTCGGCCATGACTAATTTCCTGCCCGTGGCTGGCTAGGCTGGCTAGGCTGGCTAGGCCGGCTAGAGAGGCCACCGTATAAACCGCCCGCGCCCAAGGCCGCACCCCCTAGGCTGTAGAGCCCCGCCGTGTTGGCATTGGCCGCGCTTTGCTGGATCCCGTATTGGTTCATCGCGTTCTGTGCCTGGGCCTGGGTTGCCGCAAAGGTTGGCGCGGGCGCGACGTTCTGTCCGGTGTACTGCTGGAATTGGGGTAACTGGATCTGGCTCCCGCTCATAAGCCCAGCGATCTCGTTTAGCGGCTGTTGGCGCAAGGCGAGCTGGCGCTGTAGTTCTGCCTGCTGGGCGGCGTTGCCGAATTGCGCGGCCTGCAAGCCCTGGTTCTGGACTTGGGCCTGCGCCGTGTTCTGCAAATTGGCCTGCTGCTGCAATTCCCCAAAACCCTGCGCCCGAGCCGCCGTATCAAGGCCAATGCCTTGCAGTACGGCCTGCGTGCGTGCGTCGTTTTCCTGATAACCTAGGTTCCTTATGTCGTTGTCGTAGGCTTCTCCGCCGGCAACCAGTCCCTGATTGCGGAGTTGGTTTTCCCTCGCCAGACGCTGTTGATTAAGCGTCGGCTGTAACCGCGCCATAATTGCCTCTTGGCCCGTCGTGCCAGCACTGACCGGCATTTGGGCAAGACCAGACATATCGTAGGACGACTGAACCGCACCCGGCGCCGCAAGGCTCGTCTGCAACGGGCCTCCAGTGGGCGAAAATGCCTGCCCCACGACGTTTTGAGCCGTCGTCGTGCCTTGGTAACCAAGATTGGCCAAAGCCCTCTGTGTAGCCTGCTGGCTCTCTAGAGTGGCTTGCGCGGTCGGGTTTAAGGTCTGCGTGACGGTCGGCTGATCGCCCACATACGATATCTGCTGCGTCCCGTAGGGGCCGACGATATTGGGGTTGCTCAACCTTGCGGACGTGCGAGCCGCATCAAGGTTGGCCTGACCCTGAGCAGTCGCAGCTCCTACATAATCAGGCGCGGCCGGTGCTTTCGGACTGTCTTTGCTCATTTCTCGGCTCCAAAAACCTGCAACTTGCTTTGTCCATGACGAGAAAAACCATATCCCCGTCCGGCCTTGCATCTTTTATTCGGGCTTGCTCAACGAAGCCCATATTGCCGACTAACCGCAGACTTTTTTCGTTGCTACTCGAAACCGGAACAATGATCTTTTTGGCCCCGATTTGCTTAAAAGGATAGTCGAAAATTGTCCACAAGAACTTCTTAGTTATCCGGCCCTCTATTGCTATGTGGCACCAGATCGATATCTGGTTCCAATTCTCGTAAATCACCCCCGCGATAACCTTGCCGTCTTTCTCGATCCCGATTGCCTGACTTGCCGCCTCAAAGTATTGCCCGTTCACACGAGCCGCAACCCAATGCCCGACAACCGGTCCCGTTACGATCAAATGCCACCCCACCCAAGCTGATACACGATATCCGTTGAGGCCCACTGGATCTGAACGCTGCTAGAGGACGATTTAAGGTTCACGGCGCCGCAATAGCCCTCGCCGGTAATCCCCTGCCAATTGTTCGTGATCGACAAGCCAGAGCCCCACAACGCCGTATCCCAAACCCCGGCATCCCAAAGCCCGAACGTAGTCGGCGAGAACGAAAGCGCGGCCGTGCGGTCCGAGGTGTCGAAGTCAGTATTGATCCCAACAAAGATGCTTGGTTCGCCGTTCGTAAAGATCGACGGCCGGCCGCGAGTGAATATCTTCTTCTGGCCGCGAGCCTCAAAATAGTTAAACGCTTGTAGTGAATTAGTCTGAATGTCGCTGATGTTATCAACGTATGTATCGGTCCAAGCCTTGCAGACAACGCCGTTACCGCCGAAGTATGCTTCGTTGTCAGATATCTCCCAACAGTTAGCGGCCCATCCGGTAAACCGGCACCAAGCCCGCGTGATGTTGTTCATGACGTACTGGACTTGCTGTCCAGACGATACCGGGACGTTCACATAAACCGCGTTGTGTCGATTATCGACAATGACTTGCCAGCCAAAAGACGAACCATAGTTCGCCGTCGCCTCCGCAAAGGCACCCTGTATGGTGTCGGACAACGCAATCCGTGGATCTAACTTGTCGCTCTGCAAGGCAACGGAAAGCGGCACTAATCCGTAAAAGGAAATGTACAAAACGTCGCCGCCGTATTTCACAACGCACCGCTTTCCAACCGGAGCGCCAAGATACCAAACACCCACGAGCGCCCAGGTAGAGGCCGAGGCCGGGTCGGTGCCGCGATAGATAATCACCTCGCCGTTCGACGTAATGAACAGGAGGTTGTCGTCTATGCCATAGCCGGCATCAATGGTCCAAGTCGCCATCGCCACAAGATGCCCGCCGCGCATTGCAACGGAACTAAGGTCAAGGACGTTCGCAGCGCCGCCCACCGCTGAGGTAGGCAGATACCAAGCCTTGAGCGTGTTTTTCTGGATAAACCAGACCCGGTTCTTAAACAGCGTAATGGTGTCTAGCGTTGTCGTGGTTACGCCGGTAATCGCAATCGGCGATGAAATGCCTGTAATCGTTGACCATGCTGATCCGTCGTATAAACGCGGGGAGTCCACTCCGTTCACGCAGTAGATATAACTGCCGCCGGAGGTTGTTACGTTTATGTACTCCCATCGAGCGTTTGTCAGCCCGGTCTGCACAGCCGCGCCAACTACTCCGGCGTTCGTTACGTCATAAAAAGAAGTCCCCGCCGCCGCAAATAGCTCCTCGGTTGCGCCGCCTGAATAGTTAAACAGGCTTTCGACTTGTCCGCTAATCCCAGTAACGTGGTTTGAGAACCCGCCCCTAAGCACCACACTTGAAACATTTGGAAACATATTGTCTAGCGTGACCGCGTATTCCGGTTCCATGTTCGCTATTGAGTCGCGAGCATTCCATCCTTTAACCGGAGCCGGAATAGACGCAACCCGCGCTACATCGCCTTGAACAAGCGGGATAGATTGAGAGCGGCGGCGGGCGTAGGCCATTAGCTGCCGTAGCCGCTATCTGGGATGTTGTCGTAGCCGATCAGGATCGTTCCCGGCCTTGGTGCGAACGATAGGTTCGCTGCCGACTGATCAAGCGCATATCCATTGTTAAGTTCTTCGCGGTAATTGCGGAACATCGCAGTCGTGTCAAAACCCTTAGCCTCAAAATATTTCAGCTTGATTGAGAGAACCATAAGGCGATCAGGGTATATACAGGTGTCCGTGTCGAGCGTGAACGAGTTCTTGGCAACGCCGGCCGAGGTATTCGCCCAACCCTTAGAGCGGTACTCAAGCCCGAGATATTTTGCTTCAGCTATGGGGGGCCATATTTGGAAATACTCGCCGTAGAGACGCCACCGGATGCGCGGGCCAGTCGAGATATATCCCGACAACAGCCACTCCCACTGTTGGGCATCCTCTGGGCCGAGCAGCTCCCAATGGTCGGACTTACTCCACATCGTGCGCGGTACGATTGCTTCGTAGTCTGAGGGGAGATCGTATTGAACCTTGGCAAACGAGATCGCGTCGGCAGCGCCGTCTTCCGTAGTCGCTTGGTTCAACGTAACTTGAGTCGAGCTATCGACCGACTCAATGAACGTGTCCTGATTGATCCCGGTGCCGATTGCCATATAGGTGGTATCAAGGCCAGTTGTAGACGGGATTCCGGTGATCACAGCCGAGCCGCTCGTCCAGGTTCCCGTCGTCGTCAAATATTGCGTCGTGAACCGGTAAGGTTTCGTTAACTCGCGCCACGGATGCTTGCGGAGCAATTCATATCCGCTGGCGTTCGTGAGCGCGAGTAACTGAATAACGTCCTGCTGCGTATTGCCAACCACAGATACCGGCACACTGATCCCAAGCTCGCCGGCGGCTTGCTGAACCAACTGTAGCAGTGTCGTGGTTGACATTAGCCGCTACTCCGCTGCGAGGTTCTTCGGGGGGCGTCCAGGGCCGCGTTTCTCAGCACCACTGCTGGCTAGCAAGGCGGCCATCTGTTCCTTTATTTCGGCAAGTTCTCGGCGCGTCTCGGTGATTTCGGAGGTTGCTGCT